ATTTCCTGAAGGTAAGTACTATCACATGTACAAACCACCCACCGGCGATTTAGCCGGATTCGGGGTTACCACCCCGTTCGTCGGACAGCATGCTATCTAATTCATGAAGAAAAAGATAGTCAAGCTGGTCCACCTTAGCACGATTTGGGCGCACACGGTAAACCGTGAGCTCTGCCTGATATATCGAGGTTTCGATACCATCAGAAGCAGAATCGCGCTTCCAAGTAATGTTAAGCCAGTGAAAGTACCCACCAAGCTCTGTCTCGTTGTTTACAACGATTGCCTGGAGCCTCTTACGAGGAAAGTCAGGCGTGACTAGAGAATACTTGAGAGTACAATCACGACCACCCCACAACATCTCAGGCACAAAACCCTTTAGCCAAAGCCAAATTTCTTCGACCTCAGGGTCAAGGATTTTGTAAGCGTCTTGAGAAGCCCACTTTCGTAGGCTATTTGCAAGATGTATAACATCAAGCAACTTCTCAACAGGCTTTCTGAGATAGAAAGGAGTTACGTCGAGACCATTGTGATAATGGCCCCCGCAGGATTCACGAAATGGACCATCAATGAACGACTTATCGACGTTAGTCGAAAAACCGAACACAGAGAGAATCCAAATCAAATCCTGCGCCATTCCGCGAGGACAGATAATATCGTCCCCGTAGATGGATATGACGCCCGGAGTTCCCGTGAAATAGGCGGTGGCCTTACTAAGAGCCCAAAAGATTAAACTTTCAAGCTCAAAAGTAAAGCCATTACCCATTGAAGAGAACATCTCGTTCCGATGAAGTTCACCATCAATCCACGTACTCTCACACCGAAGTGCGTCAAGTAACGTGAACCAAGGGGAAGGCATCAAAAGATAAACTAATGATGACGTAACGGAGTCACTTGCTGAAGAAAGATCTAAGGTGACAAGATCACCAGAAATCGATCCTTGGCGAGCGAGCTCACGATTACGAGATTGATCATTAAGATCAATCCCAACCCTCTTGAGGCATCGGCGTATTTCTGCGCCTAGGCCTTTCTGCATGAACATATTGAGGTCGGGCTCTTTACAAGCACAACGATCAATATCGGCTTTCTTTGGAACGGTGAACATCACATTACCATCGACAATCTTGATTAAGGATTGATCGATGGTCCACCCTGGCATATCAACGATTAAATCTTCGAAGATAGTCAGGGCAGACGCAGTAATGTGTGCCTCCCCGACGTACTTCCTCGCAGGATGCGATTCAGTACGGTTACGACTTGTCGACGCACCCCCAGAAAAGGATCCGATTAAGGACTCAAAACTGGGAACGGAGCCAATCGTCGTTTCGATAAGAAGCCTTGTCCACTCAACGAAATCATCGAATGTGACCCTCGGAAGAATATTGTAATCCGCAGGGTAATTTACAATTCGATCGTTCGTTGCAGCATTATCCGCCTCCGCAGCAAGCCATTTATTTATGGCACGTTGTCGGCGGACAGATGCTGGGTCCGTGTCAGGTGACACGAACTTATCGAGGAATGAATCTTTGAGGTAGTCGGTTTTAATCGACCAACCCGTAAGATTCTGTATTCTCTCGATGAACTCGGTTGTTATCGACTCGGGTACGCTCACGTTGGCGCACTTCAAGTGCGGTTTTCGTGATTGTTTCATGTATGGGTATCCCTATATATGAAATTGATTGTCCACGATCGTAGACAATCAACAGGAACGCAAAGATAAGAACGAACAGACCGCTCATCATGCAAAACGCAAGATAGACGATCGAATCCGCACCTACTTTGCTGCGTGAACTGGCCATAATAAGCTCAGTAAACGCCCTGCAACTTCGTCAGCAGGTCATTGACCATGGTCTGGGAAGCTCCAAGAGCATCTTCGACCTGGCCGACCATGTCCTTCCGTTCCTGTTCGGTGCTAGTCGCACTAAACTTGAATTCGACGTCAGCGTAGGCGGTACGGACCACGACAGGAGTCGTGACACCGTTAATCGTCTGATCATTGACGACAGGAAAGACAAACCGGAGAGTGGCAACATAATTGCCATTACCGGTATTGCGGAGCGAAAGCGTAACACGCTTATCGCCCACGGGTACACCCGTGGACTCGACGACGGTGGCCACATTGTTCACAATGTCCCTAGGGACGAACGTGTGGTCGACCGGAGTCGCGGCCCTGTCCGTGAGGACGAGGTTACTCAGTTGTGACATATTAAATGTGTCCTTCGAGTTAGATGATAAGCACCATTGCTCAGCATCAGTTGGCGAAATAAGTTCGCCAAGGACGCCACCATCAACGTAATGGCAGCAGTTGACGCCACAATGCGAGAGCAGTTGTAGCGTGTGTTGAAGTAAAGGGGTTTTCCCGAGTGTACAACCCTGGAGTAGGAAAGTCGTAAAGAGGGCTGCGCTTATGCTGCAGCTTCTCGATAACGAACTCGCCATTCTCCAAAATTGTATACCCGCCAACATGTACGGCTGGATCAAAATAAGTCCTTTCGTGATGTTCGCGAGTTTGGGAAACGCTCCCGCTTAACCATGTCAAACCCGCTTTTGCGGTAGATGCCTCAAGTACGTTGCCAACTGGTACAAACCAGTCAACAGCGAACGACCAGGGAGTTACCTCCCATAAGATCTCAAGAGGGTTAAGAAGACCCCACTGATTGGCCTGAACGAGTTCAGGACAATTAACAATGGCATCTAATCGACAAAAGCACTTCTCGGCAACAGTGTACTGGTCAGCCATATCGGCATTCCAGATATTCTGCCCTTCATGAGTGCGTTTAGCCGAAGCTTTACCAGTGACAATCAAGTCCTTGGTGACTGCCTCAGAAAAACGCTGATATCCATCATAGATATCATTTAAAAGGGGCCTCCAACCGAATTGATATTCGAGCCAAAGGTTAGCCGGGAAACGCCCTGTCAGGACATCCCTACGATTCATGCCAAGTTCCCGAAGGACACGGCCAAATTGGCCGCGTTTCAAAGCTATCATAGCCTTGAAAATTTGGATAGAACGAGTAGAAACCATCCTAAGGGCCTGGCGCCCCTCAGCAATGTTAGAACCCAAATCGACCTTACGGTTATTCAGGTTCTGCAATGCTTTTGTGGTACATTCGTTCCACAAATTAACGTCATAGTTTGGGTGACCGGAATTACCCGGAGCCCATCCTTCAGCGTTAAGAGCATAAAAGACGCCAGATGTGCTAGAAAAGGGACAACCTTCCCACGTGTGCCCGTTAGGGTATAACGTTAGAATCTTGCCCGATTTCTTGATGTTATAGATATCAAGGTTGTAACTCGTTGGGTAACGCCAAGGCGTCCCACCCGGAAGTTTGGAAACATTCGTTTTCGTGCCACTTTTCCAGTGGCCGTTTTCGAAATGCGACCAACCGGTGTAATATGCATAGATGTACCAAGACGGACTCCATGCATTTACAGAGTTTGACCAAGGTGCTATAGCCATCAAAGAGCACTCCTTATTGACATGAGAACACTGCTGAAGTTCGTTAAACTTCACCATCCTCGAGGAATCCTCGAGAGCTGGACAATGTCCAGACCCACCACCCGAAAGGGTG